TATGGGGCGGTGACCCTGGGCAGTCCTGGGCGAAGCGTAAACTCGCGGAAATCGGAGATGAAAAAATGATACGCAAGGCAATTAACCTCGATTCGATGTCCTTGAAGTTCGCTGGCGATAGCGGGTTCGAGGGCTATGCGTCTGTTTTCGGCGGTGTTGACAGCTACAGCGACACGATCTTGCAAGGCGCTTATAAGTCAGTGATTGATCGCATCAAGGCTGGCGCAGCTCGTATGCCTAAGATGTTTGTCAATCACAAGTCTTGGGACGTGCCCATCGGCAAGTGGATCAAGATGGAAGAAGACGAGCACGGCCTGTACGTCAAAGGTGAATTAACGCCAGGTATACCAGAGGCGCAGGCGGTCAAAGCGGCCATGCAACACGGCACTATTGACGGCCTATCAATCGGCTACATGCTCCAGCCCGATGACATCGAGTTTAGAGAGGATGTTCGCATCATTAAGAACATTTCCGAGCTCGCAGAGGTCAGCATCGTCACTTTCCCTGCTGATTCTGCTGCGCGGGTGGACCTTGCAAGCGTTAAAAGCTCTTTGGAAAGCATCAAAACTTTGAGAGAATTCGAAAACTTCTTGCGGGATGCAGGCGGGTTTTCTAAGTCTTTGGCAACCGCCACGGCAGCGCGAGCCAAAGAGGTACTGAATCGGAGAGAGTCTGATTCGCAATTGCCGGACGATTTGCAGCGTTTAATCGCGCTCAACCTCCTCCAATCACGGACTCTGTAAGGAATATCATGGACGAAATCAAAGCACTGGCCGAAACTCAGGCCAAACTCTTAGACACCAGCCGCGAGCTTAAAGGTTGGATGGAAAAAGCCAACAACGAGATCGAATCGGTCAAGAAGTTGGACAGCGAAACCAAAGCAGCACTCGACAAGCTCAGCACGAAAGCCGCTGAACTGACCGACAAGTGCCTAGACCTTGAGCGTCGCATCTCTGATGCTGGCTCAACCGAAGGCAAGAGCGAGACCGCAGGCGAATTGCTCACCAAGTCTGAAGCATTCCAGGCTATGGCAGCAGGTCGCAGCAAGTTTGCTCGCGTTGAGCTCAAGACCGCTATCGTTAACGCAACCGGCCAGAATCAGCCGCTCGTTGCTGACATGCGTGTGCCTGGGATTATCACCAATCCTAACCGCGTCTTGACGATCCGTGATCTTATGCCCGTCGGCCGCACTGCTAGCAACCTCGTGCAGTACACGAAGGAAAACGTTTACACGAACAACGCTGCCGCGCAGTACAGCAGCCCGAATCGTGAAAACGTTACCAAGCCTGAGAGCGGCATCACCTTTACGCTCGCAAACGCTGCCGTCGTGACACTTGCTCACTTCATCCCTGTTAGCCGTCAGGTTCTTGACGATGCGCCTCAGCTTGAGTCGTACGTCAATGGCCGTCTGCTCTACGGTTTGAAGTTGGAAGAGGAAGATCAGCTGCTCAACGGTGCTGGCACCTCTGGATCGCTGTCTGGTTTGTTGGCATCTGGCAACAACACGGCCTACAACCGCAGCGCAACCGGCGACACTCGCATTGATACCCTTCGCAAGGCGATCACTCAGGCAGCATTGAGCGAATACGCAGCCGACGCGATTGTTATCAACCCTGAGGACTGGGAAGCTATCGAGTTGACCAAAGCAACTGACGGTCAGTACATCATGGCTAACCCGATGGCACTTGCTGGCCCTCAGCTCTGGGGCAAGCGTGTTGTAGCTACCAACTCCATCGCTGAAGGCACATTCCTAGTTGGTGCTTTCACAATGGGCGCTCAGGTTTGGGATCGCATGGACGCAGCAGTCCAGATTTCTTATGAAGATGGCGACAACTTCAAGAAGAACATGGCAACGCTGCTGGCCGAAGAGCGTCTTGCTCTAACGGTCTACCGTCCTGCTGCCTTTATCAAAGGCACGTTCTAATGCCAACGCCGAGGACGGGAGAAAGCGAACGCGATTTTGTCAGCCGTTGTATGTCTGACTCAGAAGCTAGGCGCGATTTCCCTGACTCGGCACAGCGAGCAGCCTTTTGCTACTCGACATGGCAAAACAGGCCCAAGGTCAAAAGCCCTGGGCCTTTTTTAACACCCGCGAAGAAATCATGGAACTCATCGAAGTCATAGCGCTGCAACACTTTGCAGACTCCAGAATTGGAAGCGTCACACGCAAGCAACGCCTAAAACTGCCGATTGGACTCGCTGAACAGCTAGAGTCAGCCGGATGCGTTGAAATCCTAAACCCTCGCAGGACAGTTCGCACAATGCCACCAGCATCAGAGACCACGGGCGCTGGCGGGGCGACACTGTCTGTATCTTCGCCTCCGGCCCAAGTCTCACCGCAGAGGATTGTGAGCTCGCTGGCACAAAGCCCTGGCGCTTTATCGCAATCAACGACAGTTACAAACGAGCACCCTTCGCAGACGTTCTCTACGCATGTGATGGAGGATGGTGGAAGGTCTATCACCAAGAAGCGAGGCAGGCCTTCAAAGGCGAGCTCTGGACCCAAGACGAGTGGGCTGCAAGCAAATACGGCCTTCATCGGATAGGTTCAGAATCACATCCAGGGCTTGGCCTTCATGACAAAATCCATCAAGGCGGCAATAGTGGCTATCAGGCTATCAATCTTGCGTATCTCTGGGGCGCTGACAGAATCATCCTGCTTGGGTTTGATTGCGGCCCTAACCTAAAAGGTGAGGCGCACTGGTTCGGCCAGCACCCGCCAACGCTAACAACGACACAGCCCTACGAGCTCTGGCGAGCTAAGTTTCCAAGGCTTGCAGCAGACTTGCAAAGGCAAGGCGTAAAGGTTATTAACGCAAGCAGACACACCACGTTGACATGCTTTGAGCGTAAACCAATAGACCAATGCTAACCCTACTGACTACCACCGGAGAAAGGCAGCGAGCATGGGACTTGTGCCAAATCTGGATGGCAAGGCAGACCTATACCGGCCCTGTCCGCTGGGTCATCGTGGACGATGGCAAGCAGCAGCAAGAAACGACATTTAGCCGCAAGCACTGGGAGCTAGTCTTTGTAAGGCCTGAGCCATTCTGGAATGGTTCAAACACGCAGGCAAGGAACTTACAGGCAGGGCTTGCACATATTAGCGGCATCGAGTGGGTTGTCATTATCGAGGATGACGATTATTACGCTCCGCAATGGCTAGAGACTGTTTTTGCTCAGTTTAAGAACGCTGAGTTGATCGGAGAGCGACGAGCCCGTTACTACAACGTGCAAACAAAGACTTGGCGGCGCATGGAGAACATGATTCACGCAAGCCTATGCTCTACTGCCATGCGTAGCAATGCGCTTGCATTGTTTAGAAGCGTTGCTTTAACTCAGCACAAGTTTATTGACATTGTGCTCTGGGAGAAGGCTAAGTCGAGGCATCTTTTCGATTCGCAGCTTACAGTCGGTATCAAAGGACTACCAGGGCGAGTAGGCATCGGATCAGGGCATGACCCGCATTTCCACGGAGAATTTGACCGCGATGGGTCAAAACTGAGAGAATGGCTCGGGGCAGATTCTCAGTACTACATGAACGATAAGGACGGCAAGAATGCTACCCAAGCTGATCGCACAGGGCGACCAATCAGTTGAGCCTGTATCTTTGTCGCAGGCACGTTTGCATCTTCGACTTGATGTCGAGAACGATGCACACCCAGACGATTCGCTTGTATCTGCACTCATCACCGTAGCCCGCCAAGATGCTGAGAACTATACGGGCTTGGCCCTTACTCAGCAAACCTTTGTCGCTTATTACGACGAATTCTCAACAGACGATTTAGATCTTGGTATCTGGCCTGTTCGCTCGATCACCTCCGTTCAATATGTCGATAGTGATGGAAATACTCAGACACTTTCATCGACCGCCTATCGTTTAGATCCTAACGACAAGCCAGCAGTCCTGCAATACGTTGACGCATGGCCTTCGACTAAGGTGCAAAAGAACGCAGTCACGGTTACTTTCGTTGCTGGCTATGCAGCTGGAAGCCCTACGCGCTGGAATCTGCCTAAGCCTATCTACCAGGCTATGCTTATGATGGTCGGCCACTTGTACGAAAACCGTGAGACCGTCAATGTCGGAAACATGGTTACGGCCTATCCGTTCGGCATGATTCACCTTTTAACACCCTATCGAATCAAGATGGGGGTTTAATGTGCGAGCTGGAAAACTCAACCGACGCATACGCATACAAGAGCAAAGCGTATCGACCGATGACTATGGCCAGCAAATTGAAAACTGGGCTGATATTGCAATTGTTTGGGCTGGCATCCGTCCGGTCAAATCAACGTCTGCGCGTGAGAAAATTAAAGCCTTTGAGCTTAGCCCAGACATTACGCATGAAATTACTGTTCGTTATAACCCTAATTTTCTGCCTGCATCGATTACCGATTCTCGGCGGATTGTCTACCAGAGCCGTGTTTACAACATTGCCGCGGCGTATGACATCGAGGAAGATCGACGCTCTATTGTTTTTGAATGCAAAGACTCTGGCGTTGTACTGCAAGGAGAGATTGAGAGCTTTGCGCTTGAGAATGGCGATATTCTCATTCTCGAAAATGGCGATTATTTGATTTTGGAGTAGACATGGCAGACGTAAAGATCAGTCAGCTTAACGACGGATCGCCAGCCCAAGCAGGCGATGAAATCCCCGTTACGCGCGGCGCTAGTAACTTCAAAATCTCTATTGGCGATATTACGACGCTTGCAACTAGTACGCTCGGCACGATTTCAACGCAAGACTCTAACAATGTCTCGATTACGGGAGGCTCAATTGCTGGAATCACTGACTTGGCGATTGCAGACGGTGGCACTGGGGCTGGCACTGCTGCTGGGGCAAGGACTAATCTATTGCCGCCTTATGCTGGCAACGCTACGAAGGTGCTTAAGGTCAATGCTGGAGCGACGGATGTAGAGTGGGCAGAGGAAAGCGCGGGCGGTATCACTAGCATCACAGCAGGCACAGGACTAAGCGGTGGCACCATTACCAGCACAGGCACGATTGCGCTTGCCACAGCCTACGGCGACACGGTTAACCCTTATGCGGCCAAGACAGCAAACTATGTACTTGCTGCGCCTAACGGATCGTCTGGTGCGCCTACTTTCAGGGCTTTAGTCGCTGCTGATGTTCCAACGCTTAATCAAAACACGACGGGCAACGCAGCAACGGCCACAGCCTTACAGACCGCCAGGACAATCAACGGCGTGTCGTTTGACGGCACCGCGAATATCACGGTTGCAGATAGTACAAAGCTGCCCTTAGCGGGCGGGACAATGACAGGCTCAATCAGCTTTGATGCTGGTCAGACCTGGCCCACATTTAACCAAAACACGACGGGCACGGCTTCTAATGTGACTGGAACGGTCGCAATCGCTAATGGCGGCACTGGTGCGACTACAGAATCAGGCGCTAGAACAGCTCTAGGCGTACCAGCAAGCCCGACGGGTACAAATACCCAGCTACTTGCTAACGATGGCTCTGGAGGCTTTTCCAACGTTACTGTAGGCTCAGGGCTTGACCTAACCAGCGGTACGCTAACGGCTACAGGTTCAGGCTCGGGAACGGTCACATCTGTTGGTTTAACCATGCCCAGTGGGTTCACGGTTGCCAATTCTCCAGTAACTACTTCGGGCACGATCGCTGTCACGACTGCCATTAGCGGGATTCTCAAGGGTAACGGGTCTGGCTTTACTACAGCGACAAGCGGCACAGATTACGCACCAGCCACAAGCGGAACCTCGATTCTCTACGGCAATGGTTCAGGCGGTTTTAGCAACGTAACCGTCGGCACTGGTTTGAGTTTTAGCGCGGGAACGCTCTCGGCTACTGGCGCAGGCGGATCAGGCGATGTTGTCGGACCATCATCGGCCACAGATAGTCAAATTGCACTATTCGATGGCACGACCGGAAAGCTGATTAAGGCTGCATCAACCACTGGATTGCTAAAAGCATCGTCAGGCGTGATCGCAGCGGCTGCAAGCGGGACGGATTACGCTCCCGCAACATCAGGCACAAGCATACTCAAGGGTTCTGGCACCGGAGGCTTTAGCAACGCATCTGCTGGCAGCGATTATTTAGCACCTCCATCAGGCACAGCGATTCTCAAAGCTAACTCAGGCGGTGCGCTTGCTAATGCGGTTGCAGGCACAGATTACGCTCCGGCAACCTCTGGTACAGCGATTCTGAAGGGCAACGGAACCGGCGGGTTTAGCAATGCCACTGCTGGTACTGACTACGCAGCAGCAACGACAGGAACGAACGCGCAATTGCTCGCCAACAATGGCTCAGGCGGTTTTGCTAATGTCACGGTTGGATCTGGCTTGACATTAGCAGCGGGAACACTTTCATCGACCGCTGGATCAGGAACGGTTACATCGATTGATGTCTCAGGTGGTACGACCGGCCTTACAACGTCTGGCGGCCCAGTTACAAGCACAGGAACGATTACGTTAGCCGGAACGCTTGCGCTAGCCAATGGCGGCACAGGCCAGACAACTGCCCAATCTGCTATCAACTCGCTGGCAGGTGCGACCACTAGCGGTCAATTCTTGCGCGGCAACGGCACAAACGTGGTTATGTCTGCTATACAAGCAGCAGACGTTCCAACACTGAATCAGAATACGACAGGCACAGCCTCAAATGTGACCGGCACAGTAGCAGTTGCTAACGGCGGTACAGGCCAAACAAGTTATACCAATGGACAGCTATTGATTGGTAACGCTTCTGGCGGTCTAAGCAAGGCTACATTGACTGCTGGCTCTAACGTAACCATCACGAATGGCGATGGCGCAATCACGATTGCTGCTAGTGGCGGAGGAAGTTCCGTACCTGTATCCGATGAAGGTACGCAGATTACAGCCGGAGTCACAAGTTTTAATTTCACCGGCGCAGGAGTGACCGCAACAGCATCAACCGGAGCGGTAACAGTAAATATACCTGGTGGCAGTGGTTCTGCAACTATTCTTGAAAACTTGCAGACTATCTCAAGCAACTACACAATAACCTCCTCTTACAACGGTTTAAGTGCAGGTCCGGTGACAGTTAATACGGGTGTTGCAGTTACGGTTGGAACAGGTCAACGCTGGTTAATTTTGGAGTAAACATCAATGAGCAATCTTAAAGTTCAGGGTAATGCTTCTGGCGCTGGTACGACCACGCTACAAAGCCCGAATACGTCGGTATCAGCAACCCTTACGCTACCTGATTCAACGTCAGCAGACACGCTTGGCTACCTAAACGCGCCGATCAATGAGCAGTCTGCCGCTTATACGGCGGTTGCTGCTGATGCCGGGAAGGTTATCTTCCACCCCTCGACGGACGCCAACGCAAGGACGTTCACGATCCCTGCTAACGCTTCGGTGGCTTATGCGACGGGTACGGTGTTGACTTTCATTAACATGACTTCGCAGGTTGTCACGATTGCGATCACGAGCGATACGCTTTACCAAGCAGGAACGGGATCTACGGGATCACGGAGTCTTGCTCAGTATGGTATTGCCACAGCAGTCAAGATGACTAGCACGACATGGCTGATCTCTGGCAACGGGTTGACCTAACATGACTGGCATCCTTAATTTATTGATTGGAGCGATGGGGAGTAGGTACACCATCATCCAAACCTTCACAGCGACACAAGACTGGACTTGCCCTGCTGGGGTAACTGAGGTTGATTACTTGATCGTTGCTGGGGGTGGTGGAACTTCTGGCAATAGAAATGGTGGCGGCGGTGGCGGCGGATACAGAACCGGAACTAGTGCTGCTGTATCTGCCGGAACTGATTACACTATTACAGTTGGTGCAGGCGGTGCTGGGGGTGCTGGTACTGTAAATGCTAGTGCAACGCAAGATGGAAGCATTTCTTCCATTGTTGGTGGTAGCAGTCCATCACCATTTGCAACCCCAGGTATTGTGTCTACAGGTGGTGGCGGCGGTAATAACCAAAGCCAAGCTGGAAGAAGCGGCGGCTCTGGCGGAGGTGGTGGCGGAGGTGGTGGCGGAGGTGGCACAGCATCACCTTCAGGCCAGGGATCTGCTGGCGGAGCTGGATCGGCGGCTCCAAATCAACAGGCCGGTGGCGGTGGTGGTTCAGGTGGCGCAGGCGCAGCAGGAAGCACTAATGGTGGCAATGGAGGTATTGCCTTATCTTCTACCATTAGCGGCTCAACGGTTTATTACGCTGGCGGCGGAGGCGGCGGTGGCGCTAGTGGAACCGGAGGCCTTGGTGGTGGTGTTTCTAGCCCAGCATCTGAAAAAGGTGGTGGTGGAAACGGTTCTAGTGGATTTACGACCACTCAAGTAAAAGGCACTGATGGAACGGCAAATACTGGAGGTGGCGCAGGCGGTGGTTCTGACTATAGTTCAACAGCAGTCACACAAGCATCTGGCGGCTCCGGCATTGTCATTCTGAAATATCAAGCACCAAGTCAAACTGTATTCACCTTCAAAGGGTCTGGTCAGTGGACTGTCCCTGCTGGTGTGACGAGTATTGACTATTTGATCGTCGCTGGCGGTGGTGGTGGTTCCGCTGATAGAGGCGGTGGTGGTGGTGGTGGCGGGTTTAGACGAGGAACAGGTTTGGCAGTAACCGCAGGAAGTGTCTTAACCATTACCATTGGTGGTGGAGGGCCAGGAAGTTCTTTCCCCAGTAGTGCTACAAAAGGAGTTGACTCTACGCTTGCTGGCGCAAACTCGCCTTACGGGACGATTACGTCAACAGGCGGTGGTTATGCAGGGGGATATGGCCTTACTGGTGGCCCAGGTGGTTCTGGGGGTGGTAGTGGCGGGCGAGGAAACTCTGCTGGAGGCCCAGGTAATACACCGGCATCATCTTCACCACCGGATGCAAACTCCGTTCAAGGTTATGCTGGTGGCAATTCTCAGGAATTAAACACTGCTGCTACCGGTGGTGGAGGCGGTGGAGGTGGAGCAGGTGGAGCAGGACAAAATGGTGCTAGGTCTCCGTCAACCAACGTAGCTGGAAACGGCGGTCTTGCTGCGAGTTCATCTATATCGGGAACAACTGTTTACTATGCGGGTGGGGGCGGTGGCGGTGCAAATACTTCACCCGCAGGGACTGCTGGACGTGGGGGCGGTGCTGCACCCAATGATCCTGGAGGCGCAGGCAGCGGAACTAACAATGCAACAGCGGGCGGTTCTGGTACTGCTAATACGGGCGGTGGTGGTGGCGGAACAGGTGATGTTACTCCCGCTGGTGGCACTGGCGGTTCAGGCATTGTCATCATCAAAATAAATCAATAAGAGGTCAAATGGAAAACACGAAAATTTACCGCTTCCTCGGCATTGATACGGCGATGCACATGCTTCGCCCTGGTGCTAAGTGGGAAATCTCTAATAACGTCTTTACACGCTGGGATGATCCACGCCCCTGTCCGAGTATGGATGAGGTTTACTGGGTGATGGACAAGATCAAAGAGTTTGAAGAGTCAATTCCTACAATGTGGCTGCCAGAGCAGTTAGAGGAAATGGGCATCAAGATGAAAGAGATTGAAGATGCAATTGCATAACCTATTCCCGACAGCGGTAGGTTTTGCCGATCTCGGTCGCCCGTTAAGCGATGAGGAGTTGTTCTTCATCCGTGAGCTTGAGACACGCCCGAATATGGGTAACACGACAAGCACGAATAACTTTGTCTTGCGTGATCCAGCCTTAACGTCACTCAGATCATTCATTGAAGATTCGGTATCGGAATACTTCAAATCCACTGTCAACCCAAAGCACAACGTGTCCTTGCGCGTTACGCAAAGCTGGTGCAACTACTCAGAACAAGGTCAGTACCACCACAAGCATGCACACCCCAATTCGTATATCTCAGGTGTGTTTTATGTGCAGACCAATCCTGATGACCGAATCTATTTTTACAAAGACGGCTGGCAACAGATCAAGTTTCCTACCGATAACTGGAATGCTTATAACTCAGAGAGTTGGTGGTTTGAGGCTTATGCAGGCCGATTGATTCTGTTTCCCTCATCTTTAACGCATATGGTTCCTAACGTGCAGGGTGAAACAACCCGCATCTCTTTATCGTTTAATACCTTCCCTGTGGGTACTGTTGGGGAAGAGATGGATTTAACTGGTTTGAAGCTGGAGGCATAGCCATGGCACATTTTTGCCGCATTGATGAAAACGGAATCGTCCAACAAGTCATCGTTGTTGATAACAAAGACACAGCAGACGCAAGCGGTGTTGAGAAGGAATACATCGGCGCAGCCTTCTGCGAACGATTGCTTGGCGGCACTTGGAAGCAGACTTCGTATAACGGCAACTTCCGCAAGAATTACGCTGGCCTGGGTTATACCTACGACGCAGCGCGTGATGCTTTCATCCCGCCACGGCCAAGTGATGATGCAACGCTTGACGAAGCGACTTGCCAATGGATTGTGCCTGTTGTTGCTGATCCCATCGCTGCTGATTCGGTAGGCGCTGATTCTCTAAGCTAAACCGTGGCTAACGAATTCGAAGTCACCGGACTTGCTGAGCTCTACGCAGCCCTTCAGGAGCTACCAGTAAGAATCGAGCGCAACATCACTCGCGGTGCTTTGCGCGCTGGCGCTGCTGTCTTTAGAGATGAGGCAAGGGCTAATGTCCCTAGAGATTCCGGTTTTCTTCGCAAGTCCATCAAGTCTGAGTCAGACGTTCGTCGTGGTGTCGCGTACGGGTACGTCAGAATCGATAAAAATAAAGGCGGTGCTTTTTACGCTCACATGCTCGAATTTGGGACTGCCAGCTATTACGTTGGAAGCGGTCGAAGTGTGCGTAAGCCCTACAGAATCCCAAAGGCCACAATGGGTAGGGGCAGTGCGAAAACGAAAAACACGGTATCGAAAAGGATCAAGTTTCAAACGCCTGGAGGCTTTGTGATCCGTAACGCTGTCATGCACCCTGGCATTAAGCCACAGTTTTTTATGCGTAAGGCTTTTGATCGCAAGCAGAAAGACGCTGCCGAGGCCTTTAGGCTTTACGTCGAGAATCGCTTACCCATCGAGGTTGCAAAGCTAAAATGAGCGCTGAACTAATCATTGCCGAGCTGCTAAACGACGCAAGCATTACAAATCTTGTCGGCAGTCGTAAGGCGCTCGTGCAGCTACCTAAGAATACGCAATATCCGGCGCTGGTTTACACAGTGATTGACACCACGCCAGAGCCTACGCTGTCCTACCAGACGGCTGATCAAATGGCGCGCGCTCGAATTCAATTTAATCCGCTGGCTAAAAACATTGCAGGCGTTGCCTCTATTCTCACTGCGTTGCGAAATTTGCTTGATTTCAAGCATAATGACACTGTTTTGGGACATAAAATCGTAAGTTGTCGATTAGATGTCATCGGCCCTGTTGATCGAGACAACGACATTGGAGTCTGGACGCAACCAGCCGACTACGTTTTGATGTACTACGAGTGACCCCAACGGGGCTTTTTAACTGGAGAAAACCATGACTGTCGCAACCTCCGCAGGCTCAACCCTCAGGGTCACATCGTCTGCACCTGCAACCTTTAACGCATCCGGCTACAACACGCTGTTCGACGCATCGCCCGCACCAGCCTTGGTTGGCGAGATCACCGACCTTGGCGAGTTTGGTCGTGAGTACGCACTTGTTACTCATAACCCCGTCGGTACTCGTGGCACCCAGAAATTTAAGGGTAGCTTTAACGAGGGCACGATGTCGATGACGCTCGGTCTAGACACCGACGATGCTGGCCAGATTATTATGAAAACCGCTTCGCTTTCTGACGCTGACTATTCGTTCAAAGTTACGACTCAGAATGGCGATAAGTATTTCTTCCAGGCCAAGGTCATGAACTTCAAGGTTAACGTCGGTTCGGTTGATTCGATCACCACCGCATCGGTAACGCTTGAGATCACGACCAACAGTGCTGGCGTAGGCATCGTCGAATCTTTAGCCGCTTAATTGGCTCACCTAGCACCTGCCCCTGGCTCGCCTGACTCTTCGCGGGGTCAACGGGCTCGGGGTAAGGGCAAACATCCCCGCGAAGGATCAATCATGTTTGACATTTCCTCACTCGCAGTCAGCGAGACTACAATCGTCGAGTTAGAAACGCCTGATGGCGACCCGCTAACTAACGACAAAGGCGAAGCCCTTAGCATCACCATTTACGGGCCAGGCTCTAAGCCATTCCAACGGGCGCAGGGCATCCGCAATCGTGCGGTCCTAGAATTCGTCAAGAAGGGCGGCAAGAAGATGAAAGACAACGAGCAGCGGGAGCTCGATGCAGAGTTCTTAGCCGCTTGCACAGTCTCTTTTAATGGCTTTGGTTACAAAGACCTGACCGGCGCTGAGATGTTTAAGGCTGTGTATCTTGATGCAAGCATTGGCTTTATTAGCGAGCAGGTAAACAAAGCTATCGGTGACTGGGCAAATTTTATGCAGAAGTCGCAGAAGAACTGACGCTATACGCTCGCCAGCTCGGGTGGTTTCATGCCACCCCTAAGCGTCCTGAATCTGTTAGCAAAGAGAAGCCACTTCCGCGACAGCAAGACATCCTCAACCGTGGCGGCACTCCGCTTATGCCGGATGTGCAGGCCGACTATCTTGTTAGCTATTGGACTGCTTTGGGCATGGTCGAGAACCACGGCGCAGGGCCATCTCCGCTTTCTCCCGTTACTGTACAGGCATGGGCAAACGCTACCAGCGCTGACCTACAGCCCTGGGAGTTCGCTATCCTTTTAGGCATGTCAAGGGTATACTTGGACGAATTTCGGCAGGCTGAGTCACCAGATCGGCCACCGCCTTATGGTGATCCTATTAACACCTTTGATCGCGCAGCAGTAAGCAAGAGAATAGGCAACGCATTTAAGGCATTTATTCAGGCCAAGAAATGAACACAGTCGGCACGCTTACGATTGAGATGATGGCAAACATAGTCCGCTTGCAGCAGGACATGGACAAAGCCAAAAAGACCGTTGATACCGCGATGGGCGACATCAAGAAATCGGTAGACGTTGCCACTGCTGCCATTGCTAGCATTGTCGGTGCGTTATCCGTCGAGGCGTTTGCTACGAAGCTCATAGCCGTACAGCGCGAGTTCGACGTGCTTAATTCATCGTTGATTACCGTTTCTGGCTCAAGCCGTGCGGCAGAGATCGAGTTTGCATGGATTAAGGACTTCGCTGCAACGACACCTTTTAGCCTCGCTGAGGTTACAGGCGCATTTGTAAAGATGAAGGCGCTGGGCTTGGATGCAAGCCGTGAAGCCTTGGAGTCATACGGCAACACAGCAAGCGCTATGGGCAAGAGCTTGAACCAGCTCATCGAGGCTGTTGCAGACGCAGCTACAGGCGAGTTTGAGCGTCTAAAAGAGTTTGGCATCAAGGCGAGTTCCGAGGGTGATCGCGTCACGCTAACCTTTCGCGGCATGTCTGAGACCGTCGGAAAGAACGCAGCAGAGATTACCGAGTATCTTCGCAGGCTTGGTGAGGTTGATTTTGCTGGCGCTATGGAGACGCGAGCCAAGACCTTAGACGGCGCTATTTCTAACCTTGGCGACACTTGGGATCAGCTCTTCATGACCTTCAATAAGGGTCTATTTGGCGACATCCTGCTTGATTCGGTTCGCGGTCTAACCTCTGTTATTCAAGGCCTTAATAACGGTGTTGCAAGCCTTGGAACGGCCATCGAGAATAACAAGACGCAGCTCATGATTTGGGCTGGGATCTTTACCGGCGGCGCTCTTCTTGCGGCGTTGCCTGCCATCGTTGCCGCTGTCGGTGCGCTAACCGCTGGCGTGGTTGCGCTATCTGCTGCTTTCGCTGCTAACCCTGTTGCCCTTGCGATCATGGCCTTAACCGCTGCTGCTGTTCCAGCAGTGAACGCAATAAGCGCAATGGTTGCCGAGAATAAGCGAGCCGAGGAAGCAACCAAGGCAGTTTATGAGAGCGAGCAGCAGCGTGCAGCCTTCATGGAAGCCAACGCATCACCAGCTCAAGAAAAAGCAATTGCGCTTACTAAAGAGCAGATTAAAGAGCAGGAAAAGCAACAGGCTCTTTATACCAAGCTAGTCGAGAAGTTGCGCGAGACCAATGCAGAGCTATTGCTTGAAGAGGTTAATAACGGAAAGCTGACTTCGACGCAGAAAGAAGCGCTCAAGGTCATGATGGACATCCAGACGGGTGCGCTCAAACTCACAGACGCTCGCAAACTAGAGATTGCTGCCCTGCTTGAAGGAAACATCGCGCTAGAACAAGAGGCGACTAAGCGAGGCGAAGTCAAAAAGCAATTAGAAGAACAGGCCAAGGCCTACGAGAAGGTTGTAGGCTCAATCAATGAGCAGGCAGCTAAGTTGTTAGAGGCTGATGGCGCATTGTCTGGGATGTCTGAGGCTCAGCGCGATGCTAACGATTTTCTCAAGAAGTACATCGACGAAATCTCTAAGCTATCGGACGAACAAAAGACTCGCGTTGGTGTCATGCTTCAAGAGCTGGTCGCACAGAAAGAGCTAAACAATGCGATGACTAACGGTGTTGCCGCGGCTCAGCGCTATCAAGATGCACGAGACAAGCTGCTTGGTGAGCAGATCAAATCGCTAGGCTCGATTGAGAAAGAAGTTGAAAAGCAAAAAGAACTCAATGCAGGTCTTACTTTAAGCAAGCAAGAAGTCGGTATGCTTGAGGTTGCCAAAATCAAAGAACGGGCTGCAAGCCTAGAAAGGGCTGCACAGCTAGCACTAGAGGCTGACTTCGATGCAGAGACAGCAGAGAACTACAGTTTGCAGGCTAAGCGACTAAGAGAATTAGCCGAACTGAAAGAACAGGGCGTACACGTTCAATCAGCAAAAGATGCTGCTGAGGCTTGGAAGAAAACAACCGATGAGCTTTCCAAGGGTCTAACCGATGCACTAATGCGCGGGTTTGAGTCAGGCAAGGGATTTTTCGACAACCTGCTTGACGTTCTTAAGAACAGGTTTAAGGCTTTTGTCGCTGAATCAATTATCAAGCCATTCATGGATGGTATCGCAGCAGGTTTGCTCGGCATTACTAATCCGATTTCAAATGCGATCAAAAGCATGGTTTCCAGTTTGCTTGGCACTCAGGCTGCTACATCTGCTGTCGCTGGCGGTGCTGTTACTAGCGGGGCTGCTATTGCAGGTGGAGCGGCAACTGCTGGAACGACACTCGCAGGCATAGGCACAAGCATTGCTGGCGGTGTCTCTTCTATTGCTGGCGGCATAGGTTCGGCTATGAGCAGCGTCGCTACTGCGCTTGGTCCTATAGGTCTAGCCATAGGTGCAGCGGCCCTAATTGCTAAGCTAGCAGGCGGCGGAGAAACACGCGCAGGGGGTCGTTATCTATTCGGTCCTAACGGAGTTGAATATGTCGGCGGTCCATCCGGTGGACAGATCGAAGGCGCAACCGTACAGTCTGAAATCTCTGGGCTTGCAGGTGGTATTAACGAAGCTCTAGCAGCAGCAGGCAGTGGGACACGCGTTGCAGAGCTCTACGCTGGCCTTGAGTCATCTAAGAATGGCAAGGGGGGTACATTCGTCGGAGGTAAGCTCACCGATGGTCAGCTCTTCGGTGATGTTGTACCAAACAACAACCCGAACCAATGGAACTTTAGCGAATCATTATCTGCTGCACAGGCAGTCGAGCAATTTAGCCGAGAATTGCAATTTGCATCGACCGATGCGGTTAACGTAGCGCTTGGTCTTACTCGCGGCACAAGCCCTGGTGCTAATAGCGGCCCTCAAGGTGACAAAGACCTTGAAAGCGATGTCAGAGGCATGGCCACCGGCACAAACTTTATCCCGCAAGACATGCTCGCTTACCTTCACAAAGGCGAAGCTGTCGTGCCAGCGCAGTACAACCCAGTCGTAGGCGGCGAGAACGTTGTAGCAGCAGAGATTCGAGCTTTGCGCGATGAGGTGACGCTTATGCGAGCCGAGACCCGATCGACGGCCATCAACACCTCTAAGATATTCCGCTTGCAAGATAACTGGGATGTTCGCGGGCTAACGGTCAAGACTGATGTCGATCAACCGCTAGAGACGGTGACCGTATGAAACTATTAAAGCCAGCACCTTATTTGCCATCAATGGTGATCGCTAACACGGCACCAGAGCCTACAGCTATGTGGGCAAGCGGCACTTCCTACGCTAAAGACGCAAAGGTACTGTATCCGGTCTCTTACCCTGGTTATACGGTTAACCACATATTCATAAGCCTCGTTAGCAGCAACACATCGACACCAGGCACAGACGCAACGAAATGGCAGGATTTAGGCGTATGCAATAAGTGCGCTATGTTTGATCGTCAGGTCAGCTCACAGACCACGGCAACAACAACCTTTTCGGTCACGGTTGCAGCCGCACCTAACTTCGTTGATTCTATTGCCTTGCTAAACCTTGATGGTTTAACGGTGCGCGTTACAGTTACCGATGCTGGAGCTAGCCCACCGCTATTCGATCAAACCTATGATCTTGAGACATCGTTTGTCGATGATTGGTACGAATACTTTTTCGAGCCTTTTGTTTTCCGCGACCAGCTTGTTATCACTGGATTGCCGCTTTATCTTAATAGCCAGATCAAGGTCACGATCACAGGAACGGGCACTGTAGGCATTGGCGAATTTCTCTATGGCATTTTATATACGCTCGGCGACTACGGCACTGAGCAAGGCGCAACGATTGGCATCATCGACTATTCGCGCAAGGACACTGACCCAGACACGGGCGTTGTTACCTTTACCGAGCGAGCGTATAGCAAGCGAATGAGTGCAACCTTCTTGCTAGACAACACCGGATTAAGAAACGTTCAGCGATTGCTCGCAGACGTTCGCGCAACGCCATCGGTCTATATTGGCTCAGACGATGAGACTTACGAGCCGCTAGTTGTTTATGGCTTTTACCGTGATTTTTCCATTGACATCGCTTATCCTACGCGCAGCCTTTGCAGGCTAGAAATCGAAGGACTTATATGATCACTCCGTTACCTACTCCGCCATCTAGAGACGATCCGACTAACTTTGCAGCGCGTGCGGATTCTTTCCTTGGTGCTTTACCTGACTTTGCTATCGAGTTAAATAACCTTGCAGACTCGATCAGCCTAGACGCTGCATCGGTCTCTGTTTGGCTTTCTGAGGCTGAGGACTGGGCAACGCTTACTGGTGACACCATAGAAGGCGAATACTCGGCCAAAGAATACGCAATAGGAACCTATGTACCAGCAGGCTCGGCTAAGGAATGGGCAACGCTCACAGGCTCCGCTGTCGCTGGTGGCGAATATTCAGCCAAGCATCACGCGCAAGCAGCTGCTACAAGCGCTGCCGCCGCTTCCGTAAGCGCTACCGCTGCCGACACAAGCGCATCCGCTGCCAATGCCGCTTATGACTCCTTTGATGATCGTTACTTAGGCGCTAAGTCGTCGGACCCAAGCGTGGACAACGACGGCAATGCGTTACTAACGGGCGCACTGTATTGGAACACATCTTCGGGAAATCTCCGCATTTGGAACGGCAGCGCGTGGATTGCAGCAACTTTTGGCGGTGATGTAATTGGACCTGCTAGTGCCACTGACAATGCTATCGCTCGGTATGACGGCACTACAGGCAAGGTCATCGAAGCATCAGGCGCAACGATTAGTGACGCAGGGGCTTTAGCGCTTCCAGGAACTGCTAACACTTTAACTCTTAGCGGTTCTTCTACAGGCAATCCAGCAACGATTGCGGCCACGGGCACTGATACAAACATTGAACTTAAACTTACCGGAAAAGGTGCTCTCGGCGGTGTCTCTATAGGCACAGCGGATGGAACTTCACTCTTTGCGTACACGTTTGGTGCACCAGCAGTCAATTATTTTCAGGCTGTAGGGTCGCCAACAGGCTCAAGCCCACTGTTTTACGTTGCCGGAACAGATACCAACGTATCAATGTACTTTGGTACGCAAGGTACAGGTGTATTTGACTTTGCTACCAATTCTACCGACAGACAATTTCGCATAGCGCACACAGGGAATGCTTTTAATTATCTTGAAGTTACGGGTGGAGCATCTACAGGCTCACCCATACAAACGCCCGTTATATCTGCTCAAGGTTCAAGCACCAATGTAGGTATTAAATATTTATCAAAAAATAGTGGATTTCATCATTTCTATACTGGTGGTGGCGAGCAGTTTCGGATTGCCAATCTTGCTTCAGCAGTCAATTATTTGCAGGCTAGAGGCAATGTAACCGGCAGCGGCCCTCAATTAATGGTTGGGGGTTCAGACACAGATATTGATCTTTTGCTCACGCCAAAAAATGCAGGCAAGGTGTCTTTTGGCACCTACACGGGAACAGCCTTAACTATCGCTGGCTATATTGAGATCAAAGACTCTGGCGGCACTGTTCGCAAACTCGCTGTTGTAGCATAAAGGAATTAGCGATGGAATTTACCTGGAAGATTGAAGCCTTAAAAGTGTTGCAAACGCCTGAACCAAACACCGTGATTTTGAGTAACTTTACGGTCAGGGGCGTTGAAGGTGAATTAACAGCATCTGCAAACCATGCGGTGATGCTAAAGCCTGCCGACCCAAACAACTTCTTGCCTTACGAACAACTGACGCACGATCAAGCGATTGCTTGGACTAAAGAGGCTTTAGAGCCGGAAGGCGTTTTGTCAATTGAACAAGAAGTGCAAAATCAAATAGATCAACAAAAGCAACCTGTAGCAACAAAGGTTGATCTACCCTGGAGCTAATCTTGAACAAAACTAGCGTCAAAATTGAACTAAGCCTCATCGAGATTAACGGCATTTTGCAAGCCCTTGGTAATATGCCTTATGTGCAAGTTGTCGCGCTAATTGATAAGATCAAGCAACAGGTAACGCCTCAAATTCAATCCGAGCCAGATGACAACCATGAGCCCTGAACAGAAATCCGATGTAATCGCTGAGGCTGCTAAAGCTGCGCCACCTGTCGCTGTCGCTACTGCTGCTACTGCCGGAGGCATCACAATCAATGAGTGGGTTGCCATTGCCACGCTGATCTACATTGTGTTACAGTCCGGCTGGCTTGTCTGGAAGTGGTATCACGCTATAAAAGACAAGAAGAATGCAGGTTTATCCTCCGATAGTTAAAGTTGTCTGGGAGGATGCCGCTCACGACACACTAGGCTGGGGTGAAAGCCTAGAGAAAGCCAAAGCGTTTCAAGTACCTGTCATTGTCAGCGTTGGATACTTAGTAGCTGAGAACGAGAAGGGCTTGAAGATTTGTCAGTCCATTACGGATGACGCTATTGCTCAGACTTTGGTAATCCCTCGCAAAATGATTATCAGCGTCGAGCGAAAGGCTTGGCAGTGCGTAAAAAGTCAGAAGATGAATACTTCATCGAAGTCTGGAAAGAGCTAGGCAGTCCGACAAAGATTGCAGACCGTCTCGGCTTTGCTTTGCGTAACGTTTACGAACGGCGCAGGATTATTGAGAAAAAATACAACATCCTGCTGCCCACTAAAGACGGACGTTTCACGCTGCCAGAAAATCGCAGGCGAGCAACGCTAGAGATCGAAGGCTATGTCCTTGTTTTTAGCGATGCTCACTTCATGCCTGGTGAGCCCTCTGTAGGCTTTAAAGCTTTGATTAAGCTGATTAAGACGCTTAAGCCTAAGGCAATCATAGCGAATGGCGACATCCTCGATGGCGGCACAATCTCAAAGTACGGACCTGCTGACTGGGAGCCTGTAACAAGCCTGCGCGATGAGCTCGAAGCAGTGCAGTGGCACATGGACCAGATCGTGAAGTCTTGCAAAAGCTTAGGCACGTTTCTGCATCGCACGACTGGCAA